TTTATTAACACGGATGATGACGAATGAAGGACACACGAATCACAGTAGAAGATTACAAATGTGTATCCGATGAGTTCTTTGACAAGTACAACTATGTCATTGAACGTATGGGACCAGGACCTACCAAGTCTGAGGATGTACTCAAAGTCATGGAAGCACTGAGTGGTGCAGTCATGAAAGAGAGAGCAGACCATGGTGTAGGACCATTTGGATTCAACAAACCAAAGCAGGAGGAGACTGAATGAATTACGATAAGGTAAAAGCAATCGCTCATAACCTCAAACTTCTAGCAATCAGTCTAGAAGATGCCATCAAGGAAGATCCCCAACGATACACAGTGCAATCATCAGAACCACAGATTGGGTATCGTCTTGGTGATGACGATGATGGTTATGCCGATTAAACACCAGTGGAATATAGATTCCGATAACTTACACCCCACCGTATATCTTAGATTGATCTCAGAGATGGAGGGGTGTTGTGCAATCCTCAGTGCTCTTCCCCCAGATGGGACTGACTCTGAGGATTATAAGTATATAAGAGAAGCGTGTAACCGCTACTACAAAGTATACTTTAAGTACAAGAAACATTATGAGGCCACAGAGCGCGAAAGCAAAGGGACGTAGGTTCCAGCAGTGGGTGAGAGACATGCTCATCGAGCATAGAGATATTCACCCAGAAGATATTGAGTCTCGTAGTATGGGTGCTGGTGGTGAAGATATTATGATGGCGAGAGATGCCAGACAGAAGTTTCCATTCAGTATTGAATGTAAGAATGTCGAAAAACTCAATGTATATGATGCATACGATCAAGCGTGTGCAAACTCTGGTGATAACACACCAATTCTATTCATGAAAAAGAATGGAAAGAAACCCCTTGCGGTTGTAGATGCTGAATGGTTTATCAAAAATGTTTACAATTCCAATTGAATCTTTCAAAGTTCCTGACTGGGACAAGTGGAAACCTATCTTACTAGATAAGTGTAATGAGAACAGTCCTCAGGCACATATCACTGGTGGTCGTCTCAATCTACATGAGATGGACACAGATTATCATGAGTTAGTTGGTAAGAAGATCATGCCCAAGTATTATTGGGATGTATTAGACTGTTTAGATCCAATTCTAGATGAGATGCAGATTGATTACCCTCTGGACATCAGAAAGATTGTAGCAATGTGGCATCAGACTACCAAGAATGGTATGTTTCATGGGGTACATAACCATGGACCTGTGGGAATCACTGCTGTATTGTATGTTGATTTCAAACCTGAGATCCATAAGGCAACTACATTCTTCGCACCCTTCCACAACTACATCAACGGTGAGGTGGTGGACTACATGCCTGATGTAAATGAAGGTGACTGTGTGTTCTTTCCATCATACTTACCACACATGCAGGAACCTAACTTCACTGATGTGTCTCGCACTATCATTTCTTTCAACATTATGGGTAAGGAGATGACACCACACGCGGTTGTGCCACGCATCCAACTGCAACAAGGCGGTTGACATCGCAGTCATCCTGCTATATATTAATAGAGTTCTGGACTTAGAGCAAACCATGGATGACTATCTTGATTCAGAAGACTTCTACATGTTAGAACTTCTGATTGACGAACTCCATGAACATGTGGAGCAGGGTGCTGACATGTCAGCATATGCAGTTAACGAAAGAATTAAATCCATTTATGAACTACCGTGATCGTTATGTCACTGTCGAACTGACTGATGATGAGTTTGAACAGATCAATCAAATAGTTTCAGAACACAAGAACTTTAAGACAACAGAAATAGAGAACGTTAGAGAATGTGAAGTCGCCTTCATTGATTCTCAAACACTCTATGATATCATCATGTCTTATGCTACTCGTGTGAATGAAGCAGCGAATTGGTTTTTTGATCTAGACTTTGTTGAACCCTTGCAGGTGACAAAGTATAGTGAAGGTCATCGTTATGATTGGCACCAAGATGAATCTGAATGGCATCCCTTTAAGAGGAATGATCAGAAGATTCGTAAGATATCATTCACTCTCCTACTGAATGATAACTTTGAAGGTGGTGAGTTCCATCTAATCAATCAGGCAGTCCCATTGAAGTCAGCATACATGGTGTTCTTCCATTCGGATGACCCACACATGGTTGCTCCTGTGACCTCAGGCACCCGTCTATCCCTTGTAGGATGGATCCAGGGACCCGCTTGGCGGTAACATGGTTCAGTAGCTCAGTTGGATAGAGCAACTGCCTTCTAAGCAGTCGGTCGCTGGTTCGAGTCCAGCCTGAATCGTCGGGGTTACGCCCCCCGAACACAGTAGAATAAGTAGGAGAGAGACGATCATGACGATCCAATCTAGATTTGCAAACTCTTTGCAAATCCTTCGCGATGCTGCCAACGGAGACATCTCCTTGGAAATCCAGTATCCTCATCTGTTCTCACAAGTCTGTCGCTTTTATGAAAATAAAGGAGTCAGGTTCTTTGGTTCAGATGTTGAAGAAGATTATGCCTACCTTATTGACCACCTTATAGCAGATAATGTACTTGTCTAAATGAAACTTAACCCAGAACCTATACTGTATGATGGCCGAATAGCGAATCCTCGTACCGATTTTATCTACACAGAGAAGATTGACGAGAGCGTTGTTGATGGCATCGTTGACTTTTATCATACTCAAACTATCTTTGAGAAATGGCCTGGGGAAACGATTGATGATAATGGTGGTGGCATGGTAAACACTGCTATCAAAGATTCCATGGACAACCCTGTCTTTATTGGGATCACTGATAGCAGAGTTCGTGATCTCACTGGGGAAGTGAACCGTGTAGTGAATAACTATGTCGATCACTTCCCTCTTTGTTCTAAGACAAATATCTGGAAGATGGAAGAGTTCTTCAATCTTCAATACTATAAACCAGGTGGTGGTTACCACATGTGGCACTGTGAAAGACAGTCATCGAGTAGATCTAATACTTATAGACACCTCGTTTGGATGACGTTCTTAAATGATGTGCCCGATGGTGGTACCGAATGGTTTCATCAAGATCTATATGTTCCTGCTGAAAAAGGTTTGACTGTCATCTGGCCTAGCGATTGGACCTACACCCATAGGGGTCGCAAATCAGACACATCAGAGAAACTGATCGCGACAGGGTGGTATCATTTCCTATAACGTGCTATCATATGCCTAGGTTATCTCACCAGTACATGACACCGATTGTTCTCCTAGAACGCTTTCCCTACCGCTATGTCGAGACAGGTGTTCTCGATAACGGTACTCCCGACTTTCGTATTCAAAAGACTGATGCCCGTACTGGAAGGTACCAGGACATGTATCTCTGTGACAATGCTATGCAGATGAGTACAGCGATGGATGACTTTGAATACACTAAGTGGTTGGATCCAGCAGGAGTTCCCTGCTATGTGCGAGACAATGTAAAATCACCAAAGGACACTGACTAATGACAAACGTTCGTAATGAATTTAACAACGCAGTAGATGCACTGCGATCTGCTTTGAAAGCAGCAATTGACGATCCTACATTTGATCGCAACAATCTTAGTGAGGTATGGCGACACTATCAAGGTCTCCAAACTATCACTGAGAGGATTCCAGGAGGCGCTACAAGTGCCTTCACTCAGGATCTAGGACTCAGTACATCAGATTATATTAATTTTGATCTGAGTGACACCGTGGCAGCAGCAGGCAACATTGAAATCAACGCTCCTGGTCAAGACATGATCTCGTTTGGTTGACAAATCTTAACAAATCCTATATAGTAGGACCTGTTACATAACTTTACAACTCATGACTGTTACTTCTAACGACCGTGGCCAGCAAAACATGTGGGCAACTGAACCCCGTATGTATATTGACCCAACCGAAGCAGAACGCTATGGTTACGAAACCTATGCCGAACGTGCAGAAAAACTGAATGGACGTACTGCTATGCTTGGATTTGTTGCTGCTGTTATTTCCTACGCTACTAGTGGTAGTGTATTTTTCTTTGGTATCTTTGGTTTCTAATGCAACAAACTTATACAGAAGAGTCCCTGATCGAGACAGTTGCTGCTCTCGGATGGGACGTGAGGCATGACAACATCGTGGTTGAAGTTGGAGGCACTGTTGTCTCTGGCATCCACCAAGGTGAAAACTACAATAAGAAGTGGGCAACACCTTATGGTACTCGCAAGTTCAATAAGGATGCCTTCATTGTGATCAAGAACCTATCCAGGAATGACGACACTAAGTCTCAACCTATGGACAGACCTCACGAACCACATCATTCAAAGACACCAGACATTGTTGTCAACATGGACGGTGGTGTAGGTGGTTCTTGGGAAGTTACTGAGGAGACTAACGATGTTCCTACCTGAGGTAACTTTCAAATACAGTAAGGGTGACACCTGGGTAGACATTGATACCCATCATTTGTTTGATCGTAAGCGTAGTGTAGTATTCTCACTACCTGGTGCATTCACACCCACTTGTACTACAAGACAACTACCTGCATACGATGAACTTTATCCTGAGTTCATGAAGTATGTTAATGAAGTCTACTGTATTTCTGTTAACGATTCCTTTGTAATGAACCAATGGTTCAGTCAAGTCAAAGTTCAAAATGTAAAACCAATTCCAGACGGAGCATGTGAATTCACTAGCGCCATGGGAATGGCAGTGAACAAAGCAAACTTTGGATTTGGATATCGATCATGGCGATATGCTATGGTAGTAAATAATGGTGAGATTGAAAGGATCTTTGAAGAACCTGGTAAGGTAGGTCTCTGCCCCGCAGATCCCTACTCTGTTTCATCTCCACAAACCGTACTCAACTATCTACAAGAACAATGAACGAAAAAGCAGAACGCATCAATGGATGGGCAGCAATGCTCGGAGTCATCGCAGCACTCGGTGCATACGCACTGACAGGACAGGTTATCCCTGGCATCTGGTAAACTAAATAAATCTGTGTTGAACGCAGATCAATGGAGAGATACGCATTAGAATTTAATTTGAATGGTAGATGGATCAGATTGAAACACTACAATAATCTCACTAGAATCAAGGCAGAGTTTTACATTTATCTCTGCTCACGAATGAGTATCTCTCCCACCTGTAAAAAAGAACTACGTTGTGTATCACTATGATTGAAGATTGGAGATACAATCCTGAGCGCCTAGATGATAGGCGCTTTTGTTTAGCCGCCCTTGTCATGCATGGGTGTCAGATTGATAGAAAAGTATATGAATTCTGTCATGACTACACATCCAGCGGTGCATGTCAAGGCATGTTGGGACAGTTCACAGAAGGCAAGGGTGCTCCTGAGGCATTCCGAGTCGTTTATGATGCCTTCCAGTCCTGGTTGATCGAGACAGATCAGGGGACAGATTACGAACTGGTTCAGCAGGAAGGGGTTGACAAAATCGGATAATGCCTATATATTATATGAGTCGTTACAAAACGACACACAACACGCCTTACCAAGACTAAACAGCGTGTCTAAACAACAGTCTTTAATACCTGCCTCTGAGGGTGAGACAGGAATAATTTACTAGTGTTTCCCTGCACTCATACCTAACCCTTTTTCAAAATGTCCACACTTTCAAGACAACAATCTACTTCCTCGTGGGAATCTTTCTGCGAGTGGGTCACCTCCACCAACAACCGTTTGTATGTTGGTTGGTTCGGTGTACTGATGATCCCAACTCTGTTGGCGGCAACCATCTGCTTCATCGTTGCTTTCGTAGCAGCACCTCCCGTCGATATTGACGGCATCCGCGAACCCGTAGCAGGTTCACTTATGTATGGAAACAACATCATCTCTGGTGCTGTTGTCCCATCCTCCAACGCAATTGGTCTTCACTTCTACCCCATCTGGGAAGCAGCATCTCTCGATGAGTGGCTGTACAATGGTGGTCCTTTCCAACTCGTAGTCTTCCACTTCCTGATCGGCATCTATGCCTACATGGGACGTGAATGGGAACTCTCATACCGCCTTGGTATGCGCCCCTGGATCTGTGTTGCTTACTCAGCACCAGTCGCTGCTGCAAGTGCAGTATTCCTAGTCTATCCGTTCGGTCAAGGTTCTTTCTCCGATGCTATGCCTCTTGGTATCTCTGGTACTTTTAACTACATGCTTGTATTCCAAGCAGAACACAATATCCTTATGCACCCGTTCCACATGCTCGGTGTTGCTGGGGTATTCGGTGGATCTCTTTTCTCTGCTATGCATGGAAGTCTCGTTACTTCTTCGCTCGTCCGTGAGACGACAGAAACTGAGTCACAAAACTATGGTTACAAGTTCGGTCAAGAAGAAGAGACCTACAACATCGTCGCAGCCCATGGTTACTTCGGTCGTTTGATCTTCCAATACGCATCCTTCAACAACAGCAGAAGTCTTCACTTCTTCCTTGCTGCATGGCCTGTGGTTGGTATCTGGTTCACTGCACTGGGCGTAAGCACCATGGCATTCAACCTGAATGGTTTCAACTTCAACCAGTCCATCCTTGATGGTCAGGGTCGTGTGCTCAACACTTGGGCAGACGTTCTCAACCGTGCAGGTCTGGGTATGGAAGTTATGCATGAGCGTAACGCACACAACTTCCCACTCGATCTCGCTGCTGCTGAGTCCACACCTGTGGCACTCACCGCACCAGTTGTCGGTTGATACTCTCTGTGGTATAATAAGAGGGACCTTAGGGTCCCTTTTCTTTTCTAAACAATTATTAAGTTTCATGTCATATTCTATTACTCTCCAAACCAGCGAAGGCGAACAGGTCATTCAGTGTGAGTCTGACCAATACATTCTTGATGCAGCAGAAGAAGCAGGTATCGATATGAATTACTCATGTCGTGCTGGTGCTTGTTCTACATGTGCTGGTAAGATCGTCAGTGGTACTGTTGATCAAAGTGATCAAAGTTTCTTGGATGATGACCAGATTGAAGCAGGTTTCCTGCTCACCTGTGTCTCATACCCTACATCTGACTGTGTAATCCTGACTGAACAAGAAGAATCACTTTATTAATTTACTAATGGAACCCTCTCTACTCGAAATCCTGACTTACTATGTGATTGGCGGTGCCCTTATCATTGGACCACCAGCAATCTTCCTGATCATTGCCATGATGGGAGCAATCCAGAATACGAAAGGTCGTATGGTTGGATACAAAGACCACAAAGAATATGGTGACAGTTCTATCTACGAAAATACACCAAGTGATCAATCAAAATACTTCTTGGAAATTGGCTGAGATCATACGTGATACTTGGCCACAACTATACTGGTTAAAAGAATTTAAAAAGGTAAACAAAAATGACGACAACAACACTAGTAAAACCAACGAGGGGGAGGTTTGATGTCCTTGATGACTGGGTTAAACGCGATCGCTTTGTCTTTGTGGGTTGGTCTGGACTTCTTCTTCTTCCCACTGCTTATCTTGCAATTGGTGGCTGGCTTACGGGCACGGCATTTGTTACAAGTTGGTACACCCACGGACTTGCAAGTTCGTACCTCGAAGGTGCTAACTTCCTTACAGCGGCTGTGTCAACGCCTGCTGACGCTATGGGTCATTCTCTTCTTCTACTTTGGGGTCCTGAGGCTCAGGGGAATTTCCAGCGGTGGTGCCAACTTGGGGGACTCTGGAATTTCGTGGCACTCCATGGAGCCTTTGCCCTCATTGGTTTCATGCTTCGTCAGTTCGAGTTGGCTCGGTTAATTGGAATCCGTCCGTACAACGCTATTGCGTTCTCTGGGCCTATCGCTGTTTTTGTCAGTGTGTTTCTCATCTATCCTCTCGGACAGTCCAGTTGGTTCTTTGCACCGTCGTTTGGTGTTGCAGCGATATTTAGGTTCCTACTCTTCTTACAGGGCTTCCATAACTGGACGCTCAACCCATTCCATATGATGGGAGTTGCAGGTATCCTAGGTGGAGCATTGCTTTCTGCCATCCATGGTGTTACAGTAGAGAACACATTGTATGAAGATGGTGAGCAGGCAAACACCTTTAAGGCATTTGATTCAACGCAAGAGGAGGAAACTTATTCTATGGTCACTGCAAACCGCTTCTGGTCGCAGATCTTCGGCATTGCATTTTCTAACAAGCGGTGGCTTCATTTCTTTATGTTGTTTGTGCCTGTTATGGGTCTATGGACATCCTCTATTGGCATTATTGGTCTTGCTCTCAATCTTCGTGCTTACGATTTCGTGAGTCAAGAGATCAGAGCAGCAGAAGATCCTGAATTTGAGACCTTCTACACCAAGAACATCCTATTGAATGAAGGACTACGTGCATGGTTGGCACCAGTTGATCAACCACATGAGTCGTTCGTATTCCCAGAAGAAGTATTGCCTCGTGGTAATGCACTTTGAATACGTTTTAGCATGGGTTGCCCTCATCATTCTCTACTTTGTTACTCAGAATCCTGACGATGATGATGATCAAGATGGTGGTATGATGGTCCCATCGTATCAAGGAAACTAACTATGAAGCGATTACTTAAACCTAATCGCTTCACTAAATAAAACAAATCTTAAATTTATTATGTTCTCTCGATCTGTTATTACTAACGCACTGATTGCTGATGCACAGGGTAATATTGCCAAAGCAAAAGCAAACGTAGAAATTTATCTAAACTATCCTGTTGGTATTGGTGAACATCCAGATGTACTGGGTGCTATTCAAGATCAACTAGACATCATTGCCCATGAAGAAGAACGTATCTCCGTTATTGCTAAACACTTCGGTGATGCGTAGAGGATGTTGTGGTGCTGGATGTCCAGACTGTCCATTCAGACCACCTCCTAAACCGACCACCACTCCTTGACTGGGGTGGTTTTTTAATGTATACTTACAAGGTATCAAACGAGCGACTATGATTGAGAAGAAACTGCTACTTCGCTATGATCTCACCCAACGTATTGCCTATGATTTGCAGAGGTTCGATGCTCTGAGGAAGGACGAAGGGTATGAGGAACTAAGTGTTCAGTCTTTGGATCGTATGACACTGAATCTTTCTAAACTTAGAGAGAACTTTCTGGCAGGTAAGTATTCATGAGAGTAATTGTAGAAGGCAAGGTCAAGACTGTATATGAAGGTGACGATGCTGATCGTGTCATCATTGAGTATCATGATAGAGTGACAGCAGGCAATGGAGAGAAGGAAGATCATCCACTAGGTAAAGGATCTCTCTGTTGTAGTATCTCATCCATTATCTTTGAGAAACTTGCCAAAGAACTTATCCCCAATCACTACATCAATATGGTTGGTGCGAACAAGATGGTGTGTAGGAAGGTAGACATCGTTCCTCTGGAAGTTATCTGCCGTAACCGTGCTGCTGGATCTATTGTCCGTGAGACAACCCTACAAGAAGGTTACTCACTACCACATCCTATTGTTGAGTTCTTCTTGAAGGATGATAACAAGCATGATCCTTTACTCACACCTGACCGTGTGAAACTAATGGGGTATGATCCAGAACCTTTCATTGATATGACACTACGAGTCAATGATATCCTTCGCTCATTGTTCTACATTTTAGGCATTGATCTGGTTGACTTTAAGATTGAGTTCGGTTACACTGCTCATGGTGAGTTGCTACTTGCTGATGAGATCAGTCCTGATAGTATGAGACTGTGGAAGATCGGTAGTGATGAACGATTCGATAAGGATCTATTCAGAAACGATGAGGGGGATATTGTTCCTGCTTATCGTGAGATCCTAGACAAACTACGACCCCTTGCTATTCAATGAAACAAGAAATCCCCGAGGAGATTAAGAAGAATGCATTTGCTTGCTTCGGTAGTTTGAATGAAGCAGAGAGAGCAGTTGTTCTACTCGGTGACGAAGCATACCGTGAGTCACTAGACCTTGACAACGATGATGCTCCCTGTTGGCAGATTCCAAGTGGAGAACACTCCACTTTTGCTGGATGGAATCCCCAATGTGTACCCACCATGGAGTACATTGTATGGAAACTAAAACGCCTTGACGGTATTATCACAGGAGAAATCATTGGATAAACTATCGAAAGAGGAGATGAGATCTAAGATCAAAGAGTTCTCTGCACTCCTTAGGAGTCAAAGAGAACACTGGGACAAAGAAGATCAAATTGGATTCACATATTCTTGTGATCTAATCTCACAATCACTTATTACATTATACATTCGTTTAGGAAGAGACTAATGGCACTATCTGACTCAGTTCAAAACTCACTTGATGGTGCAGAATCATCACTACGCAATGCCCTGGCATTTGCTGCCAGACAAGAACGTCCTATTGTTTGTACCCAAATTTCCAAGATGATTTCTGACATTGAGAGTATCGGAACAATGGACGAACTTCTTGACACACTTACAGACCTTTCTGATAAAAATAAGCAATGATGGATTACAAGACTGCTGGTGTTGATGTTGAAGGTGGTAAGGAGTTCGTTACTTCTATTGAATCTAATGTAAAATCTACCTATCGTCCCGAAGTGATCGGTAGGTATGGTGGGTTCAATGGTATGACTAGGATTCCCAAAGGATATAAGAATCCTGTGTTGGTATCTGGTGCTGATGGTGTAGGTACTAAGGTTAAACTTGCTAAGTTGATGTCATATGATGGACACTACCGATATAATCGGTGCATTGGTACTGACTTGGTTGCCATGTGTGTCAATGATGTTATCACTTCTGGTGCTGAACCTTTATACTTTCTTGATTACATTTCCACAGGTAGACTGAATCAAGAATCACTTCAACATTATATTGAAGGTATCACAGAGGGATGCAAACTCGCTGGGTGTTCACTGATCGGTGGTGAGACAGCAGAGCATCCATACATTGTAGGATCAGCACCACAGGATGACCTTGCTGGTTTCTGTACTGGTGTTGTAGAAGAAGATATGATTGTTGATGGTAGTAACATCGAAGCAGGTGATCAGATCATTGCCATTCCTAGTAGTGGAGTGCATAGTAATGGGTTTAGCATCATCAATCGTATGTTCTTTCACCAGGTGCTTTATCTCAGAGACAACCTAGATCTACTCACACCTACTAGGATCTATGCCAAGGAGGTACGATCAGTTCCAGGACTCGTAGAAGGCATGGTGCATATCACTGGGGGTGGACTACCTGATAACCTACCACGAGTCCTTCCAGCGGGTCGTAGAGTCCGTATAGACTATCGTAGTTGGGAGATCCCTGAGATCTTCCAGAGGATCCAGAAGGCAGGTGAGTTGAATGATGCTGAGATGTTCCACGCATTCAATATGGGTATTGGATTCTGTATGATCGTGAAAGATCATTATGTTGATCGTGTATGTCAAACGATTACAGATTCCTGGGTGATGGGTGAGGTCTTATGATAAATAATACATATCGTCGCCGCTGATAGTTCACTGGCAAAATCCAGAGGACTGTGCTATACTGAGAGGGTCAAACGACCCTCTTTTTTTATGAGAAAACAACTGATCGCCTTGATCGCTGGTCTATCTCTGACAGCAGCACCAGCATTAGCGGACCCAATCGAACCAGAGGATTGGTTTACACCACATGCCACAGGTTGTATGCTCCTGGGTGAGTGTACTGATGACGTGGCACCTATCTGGGGTATTGATTACCTGGTACAGGAATATCCTGTGTCTAATTGGAATCCAGTAGCAGAAGAGTTCAGTCGCATTCTGAATGCCCTCACCCTGATTGATGTGGGTGTGTACCTTGCTGATCAAAAGTATTTTGAAGTGGGACAACGTGGTATCTACCACACTGTGACTAATAACTTCTATCTTAATCGATCATACATGTCACGTCCTGGTGTACTGATGAGCGTCATGCGTCATGAGGGATGGCACGCTGCACAAGATTGTATGGCAGGCACGATCGATAACAGCATGATTGCTATCATCAGACCAGAGGATGATGTTCCTATGATCTGGCAGGAAATGGTAGAACGTACCTATCCTGAGTCAGCATGGCCCTGGGAGAAGGAAGCAACCTGGGCAGGTAAGACAGAAGGTATGACTATGCGAGCACTAGAAGCGTGTGAACGTGGTCGTATGTGGGAGGTTTATCCCCCAACACCTATGACAAGGGAGTGGTTGGAAGAGAATAAATATATCGTAAAGTAAACTAGATATGGTCGCTGGTAATCCTTGTTATACTACATTCCCACCTTCTCTACCCGAGAGGACTACGAGTGCTGCGACCTTATTCATTAAACCAAGGACGGGTGTAGTACCACCTATCCTTCCACCAGAACCTGGGGAGCAGGTAAGAATCACAGTCGGATCATGCTATGGTCCTGAGTCACCTCTCCCTAGTGTTGGTGGTAATATATACTACCCTCGTGCAAGACAGGGTATTGTTGAACCCCCAGAACCAGTGTTACCTGGTGCTGATATTAGAATTACTGTTGGTAACTGTTATATACCTGGTGAACCACCTCGTGTAGTAGTACCACAAGCATCAGATTCTCCTGCCGTCACTATTACAAGGCCGAAGCAAGGCATTGTCCCTAGTCCCCCTGCTGCACAACCAGGAGATCTTGTCAGAGCGATCGTTGATAACTGCTACGGACCAGAACTACTACCCTTAGAACCAGACACTGGACCATACTTACCTAAACCTAAGTCTGCTATTGAAGTACAACCAATTCCTCCTGGTGCTGCTGATTTCATTAGAGAGATTGTTGATAACTGCTATGGACCAGATCAAGATCCTCTTATCCCTGATCTAGGTCCATACTTTCCACGACCGAGAAGAGGACAGGATGATCCACCACCAGGAACTCCTGCTGGTGAGGCGATTCGTGCAATTGTTCAGAGATGTTATCCTGAAATTACTCCACCTCCTCCTGATGGTAAGGTACCAGATCCTACCAGCGGTCCCATCCCACTCTTCCCAGATCCACCACCATGGAAGTGGTTGTGTGAACTGTTCCCCGATCTACCCATATGCTCACTTGACTATGGTCCCTTCAACCCACCAGATATCCCAGAAGGTGAAATTCCTGGCATTCCTGATGGTAAAGACTGTGCTGAGGTACAGTTTGGACTCAGAAATGGTACAGTAAAGAGACATCGTTTCCCTACTGTCAAGAACGAATGGAAGATTATATCTGGTGATAGAAAGGGTGAGATTCTTTATTGTAAGTTGACACCTGATGAACCATCACCAGTGACACCATGTATTACTGAGTTCTTGGATTGTTTATTCAAACCATATGCTACTGGTACATACAGGACACCTCCTGCATCATGTGATACCTTCTACTTCCGTGGTCAAAACTCCACCAGTAGAGAGATCTGTGTTGCCAACTGTCAGGGTGAACGTGTAGCAGTCTATGAGTATATCAAAGGCAGTCAGACTGCTAAGAATGTGATGTTGAAACCAATCAGTGGAGACATCGATGGTAGTGGTGGTTTCTCGAAGCACAATCTTCGTGTTGTAACGACTGACTCTTCTGGTAACTACAATGGTAGGAAAGTATTCTGCGAGGCAGGTGCTAGATATTTTAGTAGTGGTTCTACGCAAACACATACTGCCAGTTTAGGTGGTGCTAGTGTTACCTTCAAGGTAGATCCTCTCGTGAGTAGTGGTGATATTGATACTAAATGGTGGGTCGAAAGTTTCTCAGGATCATTACCTTCTATTGGTACCGAGACTGACTATACATTTAACGCAGGTCAAAGAGATTGTGTTGTCACCTTACAAGTGATTGGTGGTGCTGAGTCAGGTGGTGATCATAGATATGGTCTTACTCCTACACCAGATAAACCAGGATATACTGTCAGTAATGATGGTGAACCTGTCTTCTATCTATTGAAGAACCCTGTTAGTGGTGCTGTTCCACTGTGGAGATACTATTCTTCTAGTACAGTAGATACATTCCTCACTATTAATCCTGGTGCTCCTGAGAGTAGAGGTGCAGGTGAACGTGCAACTATGGACGCGGCAGGGATGGCAGAGGGTGAGTTCCTTGGGTATGCATTTGGACAGAAAGATAAAGCGTCCGCCAGTCTCACTGAGAAAGAACAGATTCAAGAACTACATCGTTACTACAATGGTAATGGTTGTGATCTAAGTTGTGAATTTGATAGTAGTGGTAACGTTGTATGTACTGGTAGTGGTAGTGCTCAGTTAAAGTTAGAAGTATCTTGGGATGATAATCCAAGAACTGCTGGTACTGCTTTTGAATCTGTCTCTGCTTCTGGTCAGTCAGTGAATAGAAGTGGTGAGAAAGGGTCTGGATCCCTACTAATGAATGTCACCAGCGGCACTAATACAGTTAGTTATGATCGATCTAAGTCACAGGGTGGCGGTATGTCACGTCAAGATAATAATAAAAAGTTATGCTTGAAGGATGGTGATGGCAGTGATTGTAATGCTAGTGTGAGAATTGGTAGTATTGGTGGTGGATTTAATCCCAAAGATGATCACAAGTACAATATTGTTAAGAGAAATAATACTGAGACACCTCCTAGGTATCATCCAAGCAGATTAAGTTATCAAATTCCTAGTGATAATGAGAGTCCTTTCACTATTTCTTATCAAGTTTCTAAGGGTAGTGCAGGATACTCAAACTCATGGGGTGTTGCGATCACTAATAAAGATGGTGATCAGATCTACTGGGCACGAGTGATCGAGTCGAATACAACTCGAAACATTCCTATGACACAGTATCAGATACCAGTGGATGTATTGAACACGTATAGAAACAAAGAGATAGTATTCTTTTTGATTCCTGATGGTGGTTCCAATGGTATCTCTGATGGTCAGAGTATTACATTCAGTGCTAATGGTAATGCATATAAGAATAATGCATCAGTTGAGAACAACTGGGTGTTCTTCACCAACCACCTTATGAATCCTGATAAGAGGAACAAGGTTAAGTATCATGGAAACCATGAGCAGTGGTGGGAAGATCTTCATGGATCAGATAGTGATGAAGATTACAATGACTTCAAGGTCTCCTATCGTGTTGCATGGGTTGGTAGTGAGTGGTTGTATGAAGGCATTGCATGTTATGTCTTTGGTGAAGACGCACCACCACCGATCATGATTCCTATCACAGTTAGAGAGAACTGTCAGGATCCATTGTTCAATAAGATCTTCCGTGATGGAATGGTTATGCGTTCTGAGTGTGGTCCTAGGACACCACCCAATAGTGGTACCACTAACACACAATCTTTGACGGGTAAATGTAGTGGTGAGTATACTCATAGCACTAGAAGAACTCAAAAGATTAAGGCACAACGCAATGCTAACCTATCTTTGAAAGCATTTGGTAGTATCATTAGATCACCAGAGATTGAGGACCTGAGATTCAAATATAGATTGTATAAAAATAATACTATTATTATTGAAGACTCTATACTGGTTGGTGACTGGCCAATTGTTGGTTCTACTCTGGGAGAATTCTCTGTATCAAAGGGTGATACGATTAAGTTCCAGATTGCTACAATACAAAGAGGACCACGGTCTGGTCTTGCCTCATTAGGATTCGCTATCTTCGATCGTGATGACCAGGTATTTGAAAAACCATGGAACATGGATCTAGGAACTTCACCTATCACTGGTGAGGTAGAGAGACGATCT